AATAGTCTTAGTAAGTCTGAGCGAGCTTCTACGGCTCGTAAGAAAAAGCGTGAAGGCGCTAAAGGAAAGCAAGTTGTTTCGAATACGAAAGCGGCCAAAGTAAAGCGTTTAGCTCTTGGTGGCGAAGTTACTAAAGCTAAAAGGGCGTATACTGGGAAATCCAAACCCGGTACGGCTGTTGCACGAGGATGCGGCATGATTATTGCCGACCGTCGCAAACGTACAAAAGGTTCGGTGACTCAGGGATGAACTTAGACTTTTACAGCGACCCTACCGAAAGAGCCTTAGTTACGGAAATTATGGGCTGGTCTAAGGTTGCTTTGGAGAAACCCAGCGAGCACTTTAATGGGCTTCCCCCGTGTCCTTTTGCAAAAACCGCGTGGTTAGAGAATAAGGTTTCTGTAGTATTTAAAAAAGAAGATTCGTACCAAACGTTGTATTCCTGTATTTCTAGGTACGATGATGCTTTTGATCTGGTAATTATTGTTGATTTAAAAAACACTAAGAACCCGGAAGACTTTCACGAATACTTGGACGATTTAAATCACAGAATTTCTGAAGGTATGTTCATTGACAAGGACATTTGGGTAATGGGTTTTAACCCCGAAGATGAGCCCAGCGATTTTGTGCAAGATGTTACGTTTAAATACGAGGTTGACGACGAGTATAGCATGATTTTTGTTCAGAGGCTTTCTAAGTTACAAGAAGCCGCAAACAGGTTGGACAAAAAGGGATACTATGATAGCTATGACGGTGAGTACAACTCTACAGAAATTTACTTTAACCGCGAAAAACTGTACAGGAGACTAAAAAATGGCGATGAAACCTAAAAAGATGCGTAGTGGCGGCATGGCAAAAAAGATGCGTGGCGGCGGAATGGTTAAGAAACTGCGTGGCGGCGGAATGGTTAAGAAACTGCGTAGCGGTGGAGCCGTTCGTAAATCTAAAAAGTAGGTTAAAATGGCGTTATCTGGAACATCGGACTTTGAACTAGACGTTGCTGAGTACATTGAAGAGGCTTTTGAACGCTGCGGTTTAGAGGTCCGGACGGGGTATGATTTAAGAACTGCAAAACGTTCTTTGAATCTTATGCTTGCTGAATGGGCTAACCGTGGATTAAATCAATGGACTATCAAGCAACGAAGCTTCACATCCACTCAGGGGGATGGAGACGTTTCGGTGAGCTCAGATGTTATAGACGTTTTGTCTGTTGTAGTTCGAAGAAGTAACACCGATTACGCTTTAGACAGAGTTAGTCGGGACACGTTCTTGTCTATTCCAAACAAAACAACTCAAGGAAGACCATCTCAGTTTTTCCTTGACCGTCAGATTACCCCTGTCTTAAACGTGTGGCCTGTTCCAGAAAACAGCACTGACGTTATTGTATACGACGCTTTAACTCGCATGAATGATGCGGACGGCCAGACCAATACGCTTGATATGCCCTTTCGTTTTTACCCTTGTTTGGCCGCGGGGCTGGCGTATTACATTTCCATGAAACGGGCTCCGAACCGTGTACAGCTTTTGAAAGCGGTTTACGAAGAAGAGTTCGAACGCGCCATGACCGAGGACCGCGACAGGTCGTCTTTTAATGTTGTTCCTCAGTATCAGTACTTTAGGACAAACTAATGAGTAAGTTTGCTTCTGGAAAAAACTCTTTTGCCATCTCTGACCGATCCGGGTTCCGGTATCGGTACAAAGACATGCGTAAAGAGTGGACAGGGGCGCTTGTTGGCAAGGATGAGTTTGAGTCTAAGCAGCCTCAACTAGGTCCTTTTCCTAAAGTTATAGACCCGCAAGCTTTAAAAGATGCGCGTCCGGATACGGGCAACCCTACGAGTGCTTTTTTGGTGGTCACGACTAACGGCATTGTTTATTTGGGCAATGGTAATTGGAGCACCGCAGGAAATGCGGAAATGCCAACAGAAATACCGAATACCGTAGCTCTTTCCAGCGGAGTTGGGGCTGTAACTGTTGTTACTCCCGGCACGGGTACTGATGTTACTGTTAACTCTACGGGTATAGGCGCTACATCTTCGGTTGGATCACCCTCCGCCGTTGCAGTCAGGGCTACATATGCGATTACTGTTGTTAACCCCGGCAGTGGGAATGTTTACTATCAAAATGGCTCTCAGCCCGGCGGTGCTGGTGTAGATGTATATGAGGGCAGTACCTATCGTTATGACCAATCAAGCAACACTAACTCAGGGCACCCGTTGCGCTTTTCAACAACTTCAGATGGCACACATGGTGGTGGCTCAGAGTATACAACAGGTGTTACTTACAATGGGACGCCGGGTTCGTCGGGAGCCTACACTCAGATTACAGTCGCTATTGGTGCTCCGACATTGTATACCTATTGTAGCGTCCATAGTGGCATGGGTTATAAGGTGAACACGCTATGAGTTTTACATACGCACAACTAAAGCAGGCTATCCAAGATTATACAGAGAATGACGAAACATCTTTTGTAACAAATCTTCCCTTGTTTATCCGTCAGGCAGAAGAGCGGATTTTAAAAAACGTACAGCTTAGTTTGTTTAGAAAGAACTCTACGGCTTCGACTACGGCAGGCAACTCTTTTTTGGCGGTTCCCTCAGACTTTCTTGCTCCGTTTTCTTTGAGCTTGCGAGGCCCCGATGCGGACAGGTTTTTTGTTGAGTTTAAAGACCCTAGCTTTTTGCAGACCTATACTCCGGACGATACGACAACGGGTGCCCCACGTTATTATGGGGTGTTCGATGTGGATAATTTTTTACTGGCTCCGACTCCAAACGCTCCTGCGGTTGGAGCGAACTACACCGCGGAACTTCACTATTTCTATCGACCCTTGAGTCTGACTGCGGGTTCAGAGAGTGGCACAACATGGCTCAGTGAGAACGCTGAAATGGCTATGCTGTACGGGGCGCTTGTTGAAGCCTACATTTACATGAAAGGCGAACAAGATGTTATGGCTATGTATGCTCAAAGGTTCCAAGAGGCTGTAATGGGCATTAAAATGTTGGGTGAGGCCAAAGAAACAACAGATGAATACCGCACAGGTAAGGTTATAAGGGCAAAACAGTAATGTTTGAGTTCAAGGTAGATATCAACAAAGACGCACCTGTTATTGGTGTAAAGACTACGGATAACCGCGGGTTTACTCCCGAAGAGTTAGCGGAGCAGTGTGTTGATAAGATTATTTCAGTTTCGGACACCGCAGAATCTGGAATACGCGATCAGGCTCGTGCCTTTTCAAGACACATTGAAACGCTTGTTGCATATTACATGCGACAGGCTATTCGCAGTGACCGCACAACTGTGTATAATGCCCTCAAGGATGCGGGGAACCCCGAACTGGCTGAACTTATAAGGAGACTATAATCATGGCTTTCAGCGGAAACTATATGTGTACTTCTTTTAAGCAGGAATTGCTTACAGGTAGTCACAATTTTACAAACTCTACAGGCGATACGTTTAAGTTAGCCTTGTATGACAACAACGCTTCGTTTGATGCGTCTACTACAGATTACACTGCAACTAACGAAGTTAGTAATTCTGGTTCGTATGCTGCTGGCGGCGGCACTTTGACTAACGTAACTCCGACAACTTCTGGAACCACAGCGTTTACAGACTTTGCGGATCTGACGTTTACATCTGCCACGATCACGGCGCGTGGGGCGTTGATTTACAACACTACTACGGGCGCGGGTTCTGGCACGACAGACACTGTTGTTGTTTTGGACTTCGGCTCTGACAAATCGTCTACAGCGGGCGACTTCCAGATTGTATTCCCAACGGCAGACGCGACTAACGCACTTATCCGCATCGCGTAAGAGTTATGGCGGATGTCGTTGTACCCTTAACAGGTTGGGGTTTCGGCTCTTGGGGCATCTCTGCGTGGGGCGAGAGCCCTTCTTTGCCTACTGCAACTGGATCGGTAGGCTCTGCAACTGTTACGGCAGGAGCCGTGGTTCTTGTTGCTGGAGTATCTACAACTGGATCGGTAGGTTCCGTTACAGTTACGGGTGATGGATTAGTTACTCCTGTTGGAGTTCTTGGTTCAACGTCCGTTGGCGTTGTTTCGGTACAGACGGAACAAGTTGTTCCTGTTACGGGGCTCGAAGCGACAGGCTTCGTAGGAACT